GAAGCTCCCTGTACTCTACTTCCACTGTCACGTCCTGCGACGGGATCTTCGGGATGAACTCCGAGAACGTGCGCTTAGGGGACTGCTCCACCTGAGCAGCCAGCGAGATGGTAATCGCCTGCTCTAGGTGACCGAGGAATAGCTTGAGCTGAGATACCCTACCGGGGGGCCATTTCCGAAGCCTGACCTCGGACTGTAGGGCAGCGGGACGCTTGACTTTCGCCATTACGACACCGTATTGTCAACATCCAACACGTCGAACAGCGAGGGGGATACGTGGTAGTAGACCCGAAGTGCTTGGATCTTCGTGAACACGTCAGCCTCGGCGTTCTGGAGGGTCAACCGTATATACTCAGCAGGAGTGAGATCCTGTGAGGGTGTGGACTGGCGGATCAGTGAGTTGTTCGCCCCGAACTCTATCGCAAGCGTAGTGCTGGAGCGCGCAAGCTCTTGGTTAGGTCCGTCCGCAGTCTCCACGGTGCATGTCCAGATGCAGGCGTCGTCAGTACCGGCGCGCATCTCAACCTTGCGTGGGTTGCAGCGCCCGGTGGCCAGCTCAGCTTCCAGGCCCAGCACGCCAGGACGGAAGTACGGAGTCTGGATCTTGGTGTCGATGGGGTACTCTACCCCGGCGGCATCCACCCAGTTCTTGGAGTTGTTGTTGAACAGCCGGTAGATCATACCGTCGCCGCCACTGGCCAGGATCTGGAAGTCTCCGTTGGAGTCTTCGATCTCCACGGCGTCGAGGAAGTTCAAGTTCGCCGCGCTGGGGGTGACGATCTCGGTCCAGTACCCTGTCTCCACTTGGTCGATGGGGTACTGGTACGCGAAGATCGAGGTGTAGTCCCCGGCCGCGTCAGGGTTGAACTGCATGATCATGTTCTTGGACTTACTGTGGACCGTGTGGATCAGCTCGATGTTGACCTTGTCGATGTCCGTGTCATACTTGTCACGGATCGGCTCACTGATCTTCTTGGTCTCAGAGAGGTCGAAGAGCCGCATTCCGTCACGGTCGACGGCGTAGCCAATCAGTCGTGCGGTTCCAGCAGCTCTCCGTCCCACGCAACCCATTCCATCCACGATCTTATCGAGGGAAAAGTCAGGGTTATCGCCGATTACCTGCCACTTACCGGTCTCAGTCTCAATGACCAGACCAGCGTAGGACTCGTACATCGCCGTGATCTTCGCATCCATATCGAACGCGTTGATGAGCGGGAAGCTCTCGGGCTCGTTGTCCTCTGAGTAGTACAGGGTGTACGGATTCTGTGGGTCACCAGCCATGAACATGGTCTTCTTCCAACGCTTCACGATCCCTGCCTTGGGCGGGATGGAGTTGTCGTCGGAGTAGTCCCCTGCTGCGGGCGGGGTCTCGTTGCCGAGGCTACCGTCTGCTACGGTGTCCGTATATACGGTTGAGTTGTTGTCGAGTATCTGGTCGAGGTACAAATACACGGAGCCGTTAGCTACCGTCCGGTAGATTCTCCGAGCAGTAACCTGTGGATCAGACGAGACAGGGATTTTAGTAAGCGCGATTGAGGTAGAATCGACCGCAGTTTCATCCACGCTGCCAGGGCCAGCATTAGAAAGCTGACCATACTTACTAACGTAAACCACTTTATACATGTAAACGCCGTTAAGATCACCGTCACCATCGTTGAGTGGTGTGGCGACGAGCGTTCCCTCATCCTTCTTGTGGTACCTGTCGAGCCTGATCCCGCTAACGACCGTCTGTCGCGTGGCGAGGTAGAATTCAAAACGAGTGCTCCTTACCGTCTGATCTTCCGGATAGAAGGATCCTGTCTGGATACCGGCGGGGCTGTTGAATTGTCCGCTCCCTGGCGCGCCAGAGGCGAAGTCGAGGTTGAGCTTGTTCCACCCTTCAAACACCGATCCGTTGGGGAAGTCGAACTGCCAGTTGTTGGTCTCGGGAGTGGTGTCGGGGCTGACATAGATAGACATCGCCGGTCCCGCTGTCTGGAGGCCGGTGTCTGTGGGATGCGTGAGGGACGCAGTGAGTGCGCCTCGGGGGATGTACGAATACACGGACACCCGGTTGCGGGCCGCGTCGGAGTTCAGTCTACTGTCTCCTTGGACGTAGAAGCCGTCGCCGCTGTGGGCCTTCGTGACGTGGTACGTGTTGAAGCCGTAGAACCGGGAGTCGATCCGCATCGCCGCACCGTCCCAGGTAACGTCCCCTACCGTGGCGTTCGACTGGTCGGAGGCGTTGCAGTTCTCTCGGGTCCACTCTGTGTAGTCCTCAAAGCCTTCGACGACGGTCTCTTCCGTACCGGGGGCTGCGACACCCCAGTTGGTGATGACCGCGCCATCGTACTTGACCATGCTGTCCCCTTCGCCTACGCGGTCGGGGTTCTGGTTGGATATGAAGAACAGCCGGTCGAGCCGGTCTGCGCTGTGGTACAGGTTGGGGGTGCGCCCTGTCAGGAGCGGGGTGATCGCACCGTTCACCACCCTACCAAGGATGGTCCCGGCGGCGCACAGGGTGTGTCGGAGGATGGTGCCATCGAGGTCAGCGGACTTGTAGAAGTCCAGCCATGTGATCTTCTTGGCGACCGAGGCTTCGGTGTACGGTGTGTCCAGCACACGGGAGCTGCCCCTGATCTTGGCCAGCGCGCCGTACTCATCGAAGAAGTCGATATTCTGACAGATACGGAGCTGCTCTGCTTGGAGAGACTCCGTGCTGGCCTTCGTATAAAGTCCTTGAAACGCTTTGATGTCAAGGAACGGTATCCGTTCGCGACCCGCCATTAGGCATCCTGATAGTGTGGAGCGAACGGGGTCACGCTACTGGAAGAGATCATCCTATTCTCGATGTACCTCTCCCATTGCATTTCCCATTCCATCCGCTGTCTGAGTAGACTCCTCATGCGTCCCTCTTCCTGGGCCTGCTCTTGGTCGTACAGCGCGCACGCCGTGTCCAGCACCAAGATCTCGTCCAGCATGGAGGGGAAGTCAGAGTGTAGTTGATCGTCGTCAGCAGTGAGTTCGGCGGGGGTTCCGATGTACTCCATCCGGATCTGCCCTGCCACGCCCGTTGAGGGCGCTGGCTCCAGCACGAAACCACTCCCGATGGAGCGGTAGTTGGGGAGGTAGTCATCCCCACCGGTACCGGGTGTGGGCTTGGCACCGTAGTGCCTCTCCGCTCGCTGTAGCGGGACCGTGCGCCCGTCTGATCGGACGATCTCTAGTTTCATTAGACGCTCAAAGCCGGTCGGCCAAGCGTATCGTTCTTGATTTGAGACCGTGTCTCTGGTAGCCACGACCGTGAAGTACCCTTCGTAAGCCATCACCAGCTCAGCGCACCTCTTTCTGTAGTGTGCGTTGAAGATCTGCTTGATCATCGGAGTATCCCAGAAGCTCTTGTCTTCGTCTTCCTCTCCAACGTACCTACGGACCCGGGTGAGGTAATTGCTCAGTGTCCCAGTTAGTTCAGCCATGTCATCTCCTTGTCGGAGTTAAAGATCGTCGATACTCTTCAGCCCAACGTCGGCATCCTCAAGAGGCCGCGAGGTTCTGGACTTGTTCGTCTGGCCAGCGTAGCTCACGATCTTCTCCATCTTAGGATTGGAGGGAGCCACCTTGCCTCGTTGGAAGTTCTCCATGGCGTTCTTGGTCAGCCATGAGTTCTCTTCCTGCACAGCTTCGAACCCTTCCTGCTTCGCATCCTGGGCTTTACGCTGTGCCTCTTCGTCCTCGTCGCGTGTGTTCTTGTTCCAGGCGAGGTCTCCGTAACGGTCACGGAACCGGGACTGGATGTGCAGCCTGTTTACCAGCAGCTTGAGGTACTCGCCTTCCTTGGACTCGACACGCACTACGTGCGCCCAACCATGCGGTTCGCACAGTCGCCACACATGCCACGCGCCTTCGGGTATCGGGGCTCCGTCACCGTACATGGTGACAAAGCCCCACACCTCTTCGCCGTGCTCTCGGTGGATCGTGAAGCGTGGATCCTCTAGTTCGCCTTCGTACTGATTCATCATGTCGTCCCAGATCGTAGCGAACGGGTGATACACGATGTACAGCCTCCCATCAATTGACTTCAGGTCATCCATGAACCAAGAAGGTAGATCCTTCCCAGGTAGGCATTCTCTGTAATCCGAATTGCTAGGCCTGCACGTACTAGGTAGCTTCATTCATTCTCCCCCGAGATTATGTTTGTTTCTTAGTGTCCAACAACGATGCATCTGAGTGCGACATCACTTGCACCCGTGCTCGTCAGCGTGATCGTCTTACCGGAGATCGTCGCTGTCCAGCTCGTGTCATCACCATCATCACTGTTAGTGACGATCACAAACTTGGGACCAACCATCTTCGAATCAAACGAGTCGCCATCACTAACTTCTGTCTGAGTCGTGCCGGTTGAAGTCGTAAGGGTTCCAAGGAACTCCACATACTCCACCTTTACCGGACCATTCACGGTCAAGAACGACTGAGTCGGCAGTACTTTAGCAGCCATCATTTACTCCTTTTCTTGAATGCTTCCTGGCGCTGCTTGCGGTGGTACTCACAATACTTGGGAGATTTCTTCCCGTCCTTCTTCTTGAGAGGCATACCGCAATCAGCGCAGCGGAGCATGGTTTATGTCACGTCCTTGTCGGGTGCGTCGCCAATTGCCCAGTACCTGACACTGACATTATCGTCGTCGCCAGGACCGGCGGGAGTATCAGCTCCAACATCTTCCAGAATCCAGATTGTCATGTCTGGACGGTCCAAGTTTACAAGGTACAACGAGTCGTCGGCCATTGCTTCGGTGAGTCCTTCCGAGACAACTTGAAAATCAATGAAGTCAAGGGTAGCAACACCAAGAGCGTGAAGCGGATCACTTACTTCCTCGGCTAGATCGAGCCCTTTGTCTTGATCGTAATCGTCACAGTTGATGTGACCCCAGACCAGAACCTTGTTCTGCTTCTTACCACCAGTGGTCGTTTGGCCACCGCCGGGGAGGAGAACACTGCCCAACTTTTTAATAAATTGAATATCACCTGTTGCCATTTTGTTTCTCCTTTATTAGAGTTCTGGCGTAGTCGCGTCGTCGCCTACAGCAGCAAACCTGATAACGACAGCTTCGCCGTTTTCCGGATCACTACCAGCACCGGCCTGTCCGATCCCTTCATTACAGAAGATCTTCTGGTTTGTGACATCGTAATCCGCCGTGAACAACTTTGCCTGTTCCGGGTACGCGGCATTGAGACTCACCACGTCCAGCTTCAGAAAGTCCATC